CTTCCACCCAGACCCGTCAAGATCCTGCACCGCGTCCAGCGTGATCGCGGGTGTGCGGTTGTCGCGGTAGCGCCGGTTCACGAACCGGGCCCGCCCGTCGGGGAGGACGTAGAACGCCGCACCGCCGCCCTCCGAGATAGCCATGTCCTGGCAGGCGGAGGTGACGTCTTTCCCAGCCTGGGGGTACCGGTTGACGGTGATCTGCCCCGCGTCCAGTGACCAGTCCGCGCCGGTCAAACCTGCGATGTTCAGGTACCGCTGCATGCGGGTGTCGGCGGCGTCGCCGTAGTAGCCGAGGCCAGCGTTGTAGTGCGCGGTGATGCGTCCGCTGGACAGAGCCGCGTTGTAGATGGCGACATAGCCGATGTTTCCTTGGAACCGGCCGGTGGAACCGTCCCCGACGCCCAAGGTGGCGAAGTCCATGTCCGTGATCGCTCCGGACCCGAGGGTGGTGCCCTGCGACTGCCCGTCAACGTAGAAGGTGACGTTCCCGCCTGACGTGGTGCGGGTCGCAGCGAAGTGATGCCACCCGCCGTCGACGACGCCCTTCGACGATGACACGGTGGAGTTGACGTTGCCGGTGACCCGGAAGAACGGTTTACCGGTGGGGCGGATCCCGAACTGGGCGTTGAACGCGGCGTCGCGCTGCCGCAGCACCCGCATCGTGATTTCCTCGAGCAGCGTCAACCCGCCACCGGCGATCGTGACCCACGTGGGGAGGCCGAGCCCGGCGTTGATCCAGCATTCGAAAGTGAACGCTGCGAGGGACATGCCCTGCATGTTCGACTGCAGGAACTGCCCCGAGCCCGCAGCGGTCGGGGCGAACTTCACCCCCGACCCGTCGCCATAGCCTGGGCCCTGATCGGCGAACGCCAACGGGGGATGCAGTTGGAATGCGGCCGGGACCATCATCGCCGACTGACCGGTGCCGGACTGATCTAAACCTTGCTGCGTGGCGACCGTATCGGCCTGCCCGTCGGTCAACGGCCAGAACGCCACCGGGTCATCCGCGAGGTATTCGGTCATCAGCGGGGACTGCATGACCACCCGCGACAGTTGATCCATCCGGTCGACGGCTTGGATCGCCATGTAGGGGCGGACGCCGTTCTCCAGCAGCGGCAGCCATGACCGGATGTAGCCGAGGAACCGGACCTGCTGCACCCCTGACACGTAGGAGAACCGGATCCGTTTCCTAGGCAGGATGTTCGGCCAGTACGGGTGCGTGGTGGTGCCGTCGGTGAGCACCTGCCGGAACGGCGAGTACTTCCCTAGTTGGTTGTCCAGGGCGCATGTCAACGTTGCTGGCTGGGGCTGGGAGAACGGTGATGATCGCCCGAATTGGATCTGTACCGGACCTGACGCGCTGTCGGCAGTAACGTCGGTCCACACGCCGGCGGTGAACTCGATTTCCAGTTTCGGGGTCGTGGGCTGCCCGGTGGCCATCAGCGGATACCGCGGGAGACGTTGATCTGCCCGCCCGCGCCGACGAACTTCTCCAGGATGCCAGCCACCACCCGGCCAGCCTCAGCACCGCCATACAGGCCAGGCAGGTTGATCTGGATGTGAGTCGGCCCGCTACCGCCGAAGACTGGCTTGGCCTGCTGGTTGGTGAGCACCTTCACCTGCGGGCCCTGCTTGTACATCAGCTCGGTCGCCGTGCCTTCACCGGCGGTATTCCAGCCCTCCGACAGGTACCCACCGCCGGCGTGCTTGATGCCGATCTGCCCGGCAGCGTTCTCAGCGCGGTTGACGCTGACGTTCTCGTTGATCTGGATCTGCAGGGACTTACCGGACAACGCGTCGATCTGCGCCTGCAGATCTTTGATCTTCTTCGCGGCGGCGGCCGTATCGGCGTCCATCTGCGTCTTGATCTTGCGCGGGGTCGCCGCATACGACCGGATCAGCGCATCGACCTGCGCCTTGTTCAACCCAGCGGCGGATGCCGCCGCCCGCAGCTGCGCCGTGTCCGACGACAACGCCGCCGTGGCCTTCTGGACGCTGCCCGTCTGCTTCCCCACCGAGGTGACATGCTGGTTGATCGCGGAGATCTGGTTCAGGACCCATTCCTTGTTGGCGCGGCCCTTCGCCGTGTTGTCGCCCAGCGCTGCCCCGTTACCCTTCAACGTCTCCGACACCGACCCGAGGGCGTCCTTCAACTGCAGTTCCTGCTGCTCGGCATCGATCGAGTTGTTCGACAGCTTGTCCAGTGCCGCGTTGAGGTAGCCCAGTTGCGCGGTCGTGCCGAACGCGCTGGTCTTGGTCTGGGACAGTTGCGTCTGAAGCGTCTTCTGTTGTGCCGCGGTGTCGGCTGTCTTAGTGGTCGTATCGTTCAAGGCATTCGCGTACTTCTTCGCCTCGTCCTGGCCGCTGGTGAATGCGTTACGCATCGCCCACAAGTTCAGGATCGTCTTGCCGGATGGGTCGCCGGACTTCTTCCACGTGTCGATCAGAGCGTTGAACTGCTCGTCGCTTCCGGTGACAGCCTTGGTCATGTCGCCGAGGCTGATCCCCGATTTCGCGGCCTTGTCGGCGAGGCCGGTCTGCTGTAGTTGCAGCGCAGCGACACTGGATACGTTGGTGGTTATGGCGCCACTGGAGTCGATGAGTGCCTGCTTGAACGTTTCGGTAATCGTCCCGGCGTGTTCCATGGCTGCGCCGAACCCGTCGGTTTGCCCGGTCAGATGCTGGATCGGACCCTTGAGAAGGGTGCCGATCCCGTACGCTGCGGCAGCGAGCGCGCCTACGCCCACCACCGCGCGGCCTATTGACGCTGAGGCTCCTTCACTAGAAGCAGTTAGCGCCTCGTTCGCGGCAGCGGCCTCAAGAGATCCTGCCGCGGCGGTACTCGATGCGGCGGCTGCCTTCTCCTCGGCAGCCGCCAGCTCAAGCTCTTTCGCCGCAGCCCGCTCCGCCCGCGCGGCCAGGATGTCCAGACCGGATGACACGACACCCAGCACAGTGCCGGCGACCGTAAGGGTGGTACCCAGTCTCTGGCCCCACTCGGCGATGAAGTCCCCGATCTTCACCTTCGCCTCGTCGACCTTCGCACCGAAGTTGTTCATCGACGCCGACGCCTGCCCGTTCAACTTCGCCGACAGGTCAGCGATCGCCCCCGCAACGTCCTTCGTGCCGTCGGCGTTCGTCTTCATCTGGATGCCGTACGCGGCGAGAGTCTTACCGCCGGCACCGCCCAGGATCTTCGACACCAGGCCCGCGGCCTCAGCCAGGCTGATATGCCGCGCCGCAGCCAGATCGGTCACCACCCCCATCGCGTCGAGGGCCTTCTGCGTGTCCCCCGTCGCGGTGGTCAGGGTCTGCAACGCCGTCTTCGTGTCAACCGCGGAATGGGCGTAGTTCTCCTCGCGCTTGACGGTCTTCTCGATCTGATCCGAATAGTCGGAGTACGACGAGCCCGTCGCGTCGATCGAGGCTTTCAGCTGGTCGGTGGCCTGCTTCTCCTTGCTGCCGGCCGCCTGCAGCAGCACGCCGACACCGGCGATCGCGCCGCCCGTGATCGCCATCTTCTTCCCCAGCGACATGCCCTTCTCGCCGGTCTGCTCGAGGCCCTCACCGATCTTGTTGAGGACTTCCCCGAACTCGCCGCCGATCTTGTCGCCGAGCTTCGAGAACGCCCCACCGATCTTCGACGACGCCGACTCCGCGCTGTCACCGGCCTTGCCGAGAGTCGAGGACGCGGAACGGTCCTCACCGGAGAGGACGAACTTGAGTTGACGTTCCACCGTCCGCCCCTTCTTCTTCGTCGAACATGCGGGTCACGTCGAGGAATTCACGCCAGGTCAGGGCGTCGATGTCGCAAGGTCGCCAACCGCGTCGGGTGAAGGCTCGGATGTGGCGGCCGCGCTCGGCGAGGCGGCCGCCACGTCTTCCGGGCTGGGGGGGTCCTTGATTTCCGTCGTCGTCAACTGCCGGATCTTGAAGTCGACGGCGTCCAAGTCGATGTCGATGCCCTTGCGGCGGCGCAGCCACCAGATCAACACTTGGCAGGCTTTCGCTTCGCGGGCGTCGATCGCATTGACCCAGTCCATGAACGTGCCGCCGTAGGCTTCTTCGACGTCAGCCCATTCCGAAAGCATCATCTCGTCGGGTTCCCACGTGAACGTTTCTCCGGGGAGCGTTACGGTCCAGGTGCCGACCAGTTCACTCATCGGAATCCTGCTTTCCGGGCGACCGTGTCGGCGACGTTGAGGATCGCCTTCTCTGCTGCGCTCACTGATGAGGAGCTGGCAGCGGTGCTGTAGAAGAACGGCCGCGCCGGCTGCGACACCCACACGTCGCGGTTGCCGTACACCGGGTGGCGGAACGTCCCTGAGCGGCCCTTGTTCTCCAGCGGTGCGCCTTCTGGTGCCCGGCCGGGGTTGACGACGATGGACACGCCGGTGCCCTTCGCGGAGAACGACGGCTTCACCTGCACCGCGCCCGGGATCCGCGTCGACCAGCCCGCGTTCGCTTTCACCCGGTCAGCGATCGGCTGCGCCGCAGCTTTGATACCCCGGCGCAGTTCGACCCGGAGATTCCCCGGCAGACCCTTCAGGTCGGTGTACAACTTCCGGAGGTCCCCGGTGTCGATGCGGACCTGTAACCCACCAGCTCGGCCGGGCACTAGTTGACCTGGTCTTGACTCACGGTCTGAATCTGGATCACCGGATTCGAGGAACCATCCTGGTAGGCCTGGAAGTCGACGGACATCGTCAGCACGTCCGGGCCGGACATGGTGACCTGACCGGTCTTCAACTTGACCTGCGGGAGGATGAACGACAGCCGGTACGGGTTGCCACCGCCGGCATCGCCGTGGGTGAAGTCCAACTGCATGACAGTGTTGGTGTTCGCCGCAAACAAGGCGTACACCTCAGCCTGGTTGTTGAACTCCATGTCGAGCTTGCCGGTGACCATGGGGATGCCGTTCTCGAACTGCTCCGACTTCGTCCCCGCGTTCCCCAGTCCGTACCCGTCGTCCCGCATCGGGATGACGCCGGTGATGGTGATTCCCTTCACGATCGAGGTGACCGCGACACCCGATGCCACGGAGGTGACGTTCGCAGTGGTCGTCGCAGTACCACCGAGGGTGAACACGGACGCATCGGCGAACGTGAACGGCGCCGACTGGTACGCCGCTGCCGCATAGGCCGGGGTGACCAGCGACGTCGCGGTGTTCTCACGCCACCCGTCGATCGTCAGCTTCAGTTGGGCGACCTGGTTGTCGTTGCAGGAGAACTCCCACCCGGTGATCTTGCAGCCCCGGTAGGTGTAGGGCTTGACCGTGCCGGCAGCTCGGGCTTCCGGATGGCCGGCCTGCGTCGTGAACGACAGGCCCGTACGGGGTGCGGGGAAGTGGGACGTCTTGTATGCCGTCGTCGCCGAGATCTGCACCGGCACCGCCGTCGAGCCGAGGGCATGCTTCAGCCAGAACCCCATCCCCTTACCGCCGGCGGCGGAGAACCCGCGGTCACGGAACTCGAGGGTTATGTCGCCGTTCACGTCGTACCGGGAGATCACGGTCTGCGAACCGCGCTGGAACGCGAGCCCCGCCTGGATGGATGCGGAGTCGAGGAACGTCGGCACCGATTGCAGCGTGTGCCCGAGGATCTCGTACCACGCGTTCACCGTCGCCTCAGTGCCGACGGTGGTTTCGGTGATGACCCCGAGGGACTCGGAAAGTCCTGACTGATAAGCCACGGTCCTACTCCTTCACGTCGGCAGGCTTGGCTTTGGTGACCGGCTCCCAGAAATCGGGATGCCAGATCAGCGGGTCACCGGGGACCGTCTTCCCGTCGGCGCCGAGGGTGTCGGGCTGCCGGTCCGGTACGTCGACAACCGCATCGGCGTCGACATACCCGCCGGGCACCCACTCACACCGCAGGTCTTGACCTGAGATGTTCTTGACCTTCACGTGTGCCTCCAGGGCGTGACGAACAGCCCGACCGACGGGCCGGGTAAGGGGGACGGGGTTGGTTCAGGGGCCGTTGAGGCGGGCCTTCGCCGAGATACGGAACGTGACGTGCGCGGCCAGGCCACCTTCGCCTTGCTGCCACTTCAACGTGTGCCCGGTCGACCCCGGCGCCTGATACAGGGCAAGCCCACCCATCGACACATCAGCGAGGAGCAGCGCCTCAGCGGCGGCCACGACCCCGTACGCGGCGTTCATCGCCGCGCGGGTACCGACGTCACCAGACCATGCCTCCGCAGTGCAGTACACCGTCAGGTCTTCATCGCGGGCGCGGGCACCCAGCCCCACCCACGCCTGGTCCGCGGTGGCACCGGTGGGCGGGCTGCCCTGCTCGAGCGATGTCGGGTCGTCCACGCCGATGAACAGCGTCAGTTGGGTGAAGTCGCCGGACAGTTCCGGGCCGCAGCGGATAGCCACGGTCGGTGTGGCTTGCCCCAACGTGGCGGCGGCGGTGAACGTGTCGATCAGATACCCGATCACCGCGGGGACTTGACTCGTCGGGGGGGTGCTCACGCGACCGCGCCGACCCTCGCGTAGGGCGCGAGCAGGTCCGCCGCGAGGTTCGGTATCGCGTACCCGAACCCGGGGAGTGTCACCGTCTCGTCGGCACCGTAGCGGGGGTTAGATGACTGGCCGCGCTGCGTCTCCCACAGATGCTGCAGGATCACGTTGGCCGCCTCGGTGATCGACGGCGGGACGGCTGTGCCCCACCCAGCGACATAGACGACGGTGTACAGCTGACTGACCCCGCCGAACGCAACACCTGACTTGCGTCGTGCGAATCCGGCGTTGGTGTCCAGTTCGATGTCGCTGATGTCGATCGCGGCGCCGGTGTACAGGTCGATCACAGATGTGATGGACACGAGGGGCCGTTTCATCAGCCGCAACTCCCAAGGAGAGCCGTTGCTGTCAACGCGTTCAGTGACGGCGCGATTGAGGATGGGCCCGCCGGTGTGCCGCTCTAGCGACGCTTCGATCGTGGCGATCTTCCGCAGCAGTTCAGCGTCGTCCGTGACCGTGAGTTGCGACTTGTTGAGGTGATCTTTCGCGTCCTGCAGTGACAGGACAGCCACTTCGAACGGGTCGGCGACCTCGAACCCCGACGGCGGTGACACACCTGCGCCAGCACCTGTCGCGACCCACACGTACTGGTAGTGCCCCAGTTGGGTGAGGTCTGCGGCGGGGATGTCTTGGTGGTACGTCCCGGACCCGGCGGCGCCATCGTGCGTCGGCGACAGGTAGTCCTGCGTGGACGCATCAGGCCTCTTGATGGTCAGCTTCAGCGAGCCAGCATCGACGGGTACTGCAGGGTTGACGGTGTTGTCCTTGACTGTCGTCGTCAGCCGGACAGGCTGCCCCTGCGGGTACCTAGCCATCGGGTCAGGCCCCTACCTCGTAGATGCGGGCCTCGAACGTCGACGCACCCGTACCGACCCACGCGAGCCGGCACAGCGGAGCCTTCGCCGTGAACGACTTCACCACCGCACCGGTCGCGACAATCGCCGTGAACGCGTCCGCCGGGTCAGCGGCAGCCCACGTCGTGCCTCCGTCGTCGGACCACTGCAGGGAGAACGTGATCGTAGTACCCACGACGGTGACCGAGACCCACACGTCGAGTGTGGAACCGGGCGGCACCCCGAACGTCGCCGAGTTACCGGGCGGGGTTTGCGCCCCTGACGCTTGGATGATCTTGGGGGTTTCGTAGGCCATGGCTTAGCGGGTCTCAGCCTTCGGCGCGGTCGCCTTCTGCACCTTCATGTCCACGACCGGATCGGCGATACCGGCGTCACACAGTCCCTTACCCTCATCGTCGGAGACCTCAAGCTGTTCGCCCCGAGCCGGCCATGGGCCGCTCACCCCGTCGGCTGACTGCCGCGTGCCGGTGACATCTACCTTCATCGTGATCTTCATGGAGCAGGGTTCCTTTCAGCGGGCCGTGATCAGAGTGGAGACGGTAGGAGAGCCGGTGCCGCCGCCGACAGTGCCGGCCGACCGGAGATAGCGAGCGGGTTTCAGCCCATACGTGGTTAGGGCCGTGACCGTCCCTGCAGTCGGGGCGGCGGTTCCTTGGCTGGGCCCGGAACCGATCAAGTACCAGTCGACGCCGTCTAGGGAGCCTTCCAGCCACGTCGAATAGAAGTCGCCCGTCGAGTAGGAGATGGTCGAGCTGACCGCGCAGTCGGAATGGACTTGGAGTAGGTCGACCTGTGCTCCGTAGCTGACAGCACCGGTCAAGGTCGCCGCCGCGAAGCTGGGGGTTGGGGCACACCAGCAGTCGCTCATCTAGCTCTCTTCCATTTCGGACGACAGACGAGCACGGCTACCGTCTTCGCGAGCGTGCTCGTCTGTCGTCGATCGGTCAGGTCGTGTTCCCGACCAGGTACTTCACCGCGCCGGTGAGGTCCACCAGCGCCGCATCGCCGCGGAGCAGGCACCGGAAGGTGACCAGGTCCGTGGAGAACGCGAAGTCGTCGGAGCGTTCGAACCGCACGCCGCCCGCGAGGCGGACGAAGTACTGGCTGAAGTCGCCGAACAGAACCGACTTGTTATTGATGCCTACCGCAGCAACGTTCGGGTCGGTCAGCAACGGCTTGCCGAGGAACATGTCCGGGGCGCCAGCCTGCAGCGACGGCTGCCACAGGTACTGCCCGGTAGTGTCCTTCAGCTTCCGGGCGGTGGCCAGCGTCGAATCCTTCATGATCCAGTAGCAGGACGCCGACGCCCGGTACGGGGCGATCACCGAATAGTGCAGATCGATCATGTTGTCCGCAGTGAAAACACCAACCGCAGCAGCAGGAGCGATCGCACCTTGGGTGGCGTCGGTGACGGCACCGCGAGGCTGCGCCGTGCCGGTGCCGGTGACCATGTGCGCGCCGAATGCGTTGCCGATCGCCCGGCCGGCCTGCATCGCCAGGTACGCCTCGATGTCCACGCCCTCATCGGACAGGAGCTCACGTGAGACTTGGATGAGCAGCCCGTACTTGTACGCGCCGAGCGTGATCTGACCGAACGTCGGGTCGGTACCACCGATGGTGCCGCCCTCTGTGACGATCGCCGCGCCCGTGGAGTGGGCGGTCGTCTTCGGGATCTGGATCGCTTCGCCGCCGGCGGTGTTCAGCACCGTCGGGGAGGTCTGCAGGATCGCCGACACCTCGATGAGGTGCGCGACGAGCCGGTTGTAGAAGTCCGTCGGGACGACGTTCTGCCCGGCCGCAGCGGTGAGCTTCGACAGGACACGGGTTTCGACGGGACCCTCGGGGTTGATGTCGAAGGTTCGGCCGCCTTCGCCGCGGAGGAACTTCCGCAGCTCGGCTGCCTGCGCCTTCTGCCGCTCCCCGCCAGCGCCGGGGGCGTCGGCCTTCTCCACCGGACGGCCGGACAGTTTGTCGAACGCTGCGGCGGCGTCAGCCTCACGCTGCTCACCCTCGAGCATCGACTTGATGCGCCGGTCCAAGGCGTCGAGTTCGGCGTTCATCGAATCCCAGGAGCCCTGCTCCTCGGCGCTGAGCGCACGATTCTCATCGGCCGCGGAGTCGGCGAGAGCCTTCGCCTGGTCCCAGACGCCAGCGCGCCGCTCGCGGAGCTTCTTCACTGCTTCACCAGGCATGGCGGGGTCCGCCTTTCAGTTTGAGGGGTGCCTGAATGCGCGGCGCGGAAGCGTTGCCAACGTCGCCTTACGGGGGCTGGTGCGGAGCGGGCGCGGTTGCGTTGCCAACACCCGGACATGCGGAAGGCCCCACTCCGGAGCGGGGCCTTCAGGTAAGAGACAGGGGGGCGGTTAGGCCCAAGGGTCGCGTTCGGTCAGAGCAATTGCTGCCTTCGCGGCGGTGCCCCAAGTGTTCGGCTTCTTCTTCACGACCACGGGACTCGCACCGGTGGTGACAAAGAACTTGCGAAGCTCGTCGGCCTGCGCCAGTTCGGTGACGTCTTCGAACGGCGCGTCGAAGTGCGCGGCCAGCGACCGCAGCCCGGCGGTCGCGTCCGGGTAGGCCGGTGAGTTCACAGGCGCGACGTCCACGCACTTACCCAGCACGAGGGACCGCATCGGGTACGCACCGTCGGTGGTGGCCCAGTCATCCTCAATGACTTGGAACGCGAACGACGAGTTACGCACGTCGCCGCGTTTCACCAACTCAAGGACGTCGTTCCTCGCGGCAGGTGGCTCCACTTCATAGCGCAGCCCCTGGTCGTCGATCTGCAGGGCCAGGGTGCCACCGCCGACCGTGCCCAGCAGCATGTTGTCGTCGTGGTTATACCGGCAGATCACCCCCGGCCAGCCGTCGGCCCGGGACTGGTTGAAGAACCCCGCCTCGACCCGCTCGACGAACCCGCCGAGATTCCGGGACAGCTTCCCGAACACGGCCGCATAGCCACCGATCCGGTTCTGGTCGGCCTTGTCCATGCGGACCTCGACCGTGCCCGGCGTGTACCGCCGCTCAACATCCATTGCCTGCTCCGATCGTCCCGCATTGACTTGGTGGCCGGACTTCTTCATCGCCGCCGTGATCTTGGCTTTGATCGAAGCCAGCTGTTCAGTGGTGTATTGCCCCGCGTTTTTGGCTTGGTTGATGTAGGACCAGGCGGCCTGCACTTTGTCGGCCGTCAAGGGGTACCGCTTCACCCCCGGCTTGCCGGTCTTGCTGGCCGGGTTCCCGGCTGCGTCGAGGTAGCCCGGGTCGGCGTAGGTCACATCCCCGTACGGCTTGGTGTCAGCCATCGGTTCTCCTAGTCCTTCCACACGGCGAGCTCGAGCGGGTCGGCGTGGTGGTGCCCGTTGGACCGCCCTGCTGGCGCTGACGCGTCGGCGGGGGTGCTCGCCGGTGTGACCGGTGGCTCGGCGGGCGGGGTAGTTACCTGCGAGCCCGGGAGATGCACCGGCAGTGGCTCATCCAGCGGCGGCAGGTCTTCCTCGGCCCGCATCTCGTTCTGCGTCCGTAACCCGACCTCAGTGTCGAGTTTGTAGATCTGGTGCCGGGTGATCGCGTCGGACCGGATCAGGGTGTCGGTGGAGAACTTCGCGTACAGCGGGCGGGGGAACAGGTCGGAGATGACTCGTTCGATCTTCACCAGCCAGGGGGTGAGCGCGAACGTGACGAAGTCCAACGCCCGATGCTCTTCCGTCGTGTACGCGAGGGATGTGCCGGTGGTGCCGCCGATCATCTCCGGGGGGATCCCGTAGATCGCGGCGATCTGCGTCGCGGTCAGCTGCAGCGTCTGGATGAACTGCGACTCGTTCGGCGGGGTCGCCATCGCGTCGTAGTCCCAGTCCGACCCGTACACCAGTGGCTGCCGGCGGCGGATCGAGTTGACCAGCCGCGCCTTGATCGCGTCGGCCTCGGACTCGTCGACGGTCTTCGCGGAGTTCTTGAACTTCCCCGGCGGGACACCGCCGGACGCGAACCAGTCGTTGGAGTACTGCTGCGCGGCGAGACCGGTGTTCGCGGTCATCGCGTAGGCGGATAGCGGCCCGAACCCCATCACCCGCCATGGCAGCGTGAACCATGGGACGTGCACCAGTTCGGACTTGTCGAGCCGCTTCCCGCGCCAGTACCACTCCGGCTGCAGGAAACTCCCCGGCCCTTCGTAGGCGCGGTCGAGGACGTAGATCAGGTCCGGGTCCAGCCATTCGATCATCGTGGGGATGCCGTAGGAGTTCCGGGCGGTGATCAACCCGAACGCGTTGCCCCGCAACGCCAGGGACGTGACGAGCCGGTGGAGCCAGTCATACAGCGACCCGTTGATCTCTGGTTTCACCAGCAGCGACGGGTCGGTGACCTGCTGCCGGACGTCACCGGTCTTGCGGTACAGGTGCAGCGGCAGCGATGCGATCGAATCCGCGAGCAGCCGGACCGCCGCATAGACCGGCACAAGGGTGAGCGCACGGTCGGTGTCGACGGCAGCGTTCGACACCGGCCCGCCGCGGTCCCATGGCAGCGACGTGATCGCCCGCTGCTCCTCACCCGCCTCGAACTTGACCCGGAGGTCCCGGGGCGTGGGGGATCCAGCGGCGTAGAACGTGTCACCCTCGAGCCGGATATGCGGCTCGGCGACACCTGCCCTTGACCGCCGGAACAATCCCATCGGTCAGACGCCCTGACCGAGTCCGGGGTAGAACGCGGCCGGGCTTGACACTTCGACTCCACCGGACACATGCCCCGGCTGAGCATTCGTCGTCGGCTCGTCCCCGACCAGATCGTCACCGGGCTGGTAGCCCTGCCACGTCTGCCCGCCGTACCCGGGGAACGCGGACTCTTGGGCGACCTCAGTCGGGCCACCCTGCAGGTAATCGTTGTCGCCGACAGTTGACACAGCGACCGGGCCGGCGTCAGCCGACTTCACCCCACCCGCAACACCGGGCGCACCCGGGAACGCTTCGACGTTCCGCGACTGGCTCACGGCATCGTCCCGCCTGCAGCTGCGTCACGGCGTAGACGCCGCGGGCCGGTGGTGCCGGTGGTGTCGCCGTAGCCGGGGATCTGCCCACCACCGGGGAACGTGTCGGGCGGGGTCAGCGACTCCATCCCACCCACCGTCGACCCGGACGTGTCGGGCTGTGTGGACTCGTTCGCGTCGCCCGCCGAATGCCCGTACGCACCGCCAGCACCCGAACCGCCGCCCAGCTGCGTGCCGGGGTAGCCCGGGAACGGGTCGGTGCTGCCCGCCCCGCCCTGGTCGCTGCCGTACGCGCCGGGGGTGATCGTCGGCGCCACCGCAGGATCCG